ATTTCAATTTCATCAATTAACATTCCTTGAATATCAACAGGAATAGATAACCATACAGGGCCGGGTCTTCCATTAATTAATTCTTTAAAGGCTCTTATCAAGGTATCATTTAATTCATTTAAATTTAAAATTTCGACACTATATTTTGTTATAGGTGATACCATTGAAATAATATCACAATCAGCACCAGCATAATGACGCAATTTCATATTTTCTGTATTAATCGCTTTTATTGACTCAGATGATTTTACTTGTCCTGAAATAAACAAAATAGGCAAACTATCTTGATGTGCAACCAAACAAGGTGAAATAGTATTGGTAGCAGCACATCCTGCTGTAGTGCAAACGATAACAGGTTTTGAATTAGATTTGCTATATCCAGTTGCGGCATAACCGCACGCCTGTTCGTGATGTTGATAATAAATATTATACTTTTCGTACTTTCCGAATGAATCATTTAAATGCATCGCAAAACCTCCTGTAATAGTAAACAATGTATCTATTCCATTTTTATAAAAAAAATCTACTATATAGTCACTAACCTTTATTTTCATATAAATACATAAATAATTATTTATTTATATTAAAACTAATAATTTATTATTTTATATATTTTTAATTTTTATTAGCATTAATTCTTTCTTCAATCATTTTAATTCTATTTGTATCCTTGTTAAATAATAAATTATATCTATTGCTTATAAGTTTTAACCATTCAACTTCAAAAACATTAGCCCAATAAAGAAGGTCATTAAAGTTTTCAAAATTAATTTTACTTGTATCAAAAATAATATATCTTGTTTCAAATTTATCAATTAAATGTTTATCAATTAGTTTTCCAATAAATTCTTTTGTTTCTATGCTAATAGCACCACCTAAATAGCATTTTATATTTTTCTCTCTTGCTTTTTGAAAAATGTCTTTTGCAATTTCAAACATTTCTTCAGTATTCACAAAATTTCTATCTTTATTTAATGAACTTACAAAATCTACTCTTCCAAGTGTTACAAAATCTACAAGATTAAATTCATTTGAAATTTCTTCTAATGATTTATAGGCTTGAATTGTTTCAAGATTAAATCCTTTTTCACCATTATAATTATATACTTTTAAAGAATTTGCGAATTTTTTTAAAGCAAAAGCACTTTCAACCATAGGAGCTACAATAGTATCAGTATTTAAATTTAGGCAATCCACAATATCACGTTTTGCTTCACAACCGCCTATTTTAATAGACAAATTTACTCCAACAAATGATGTTAAATATCTCATAGTTATCATTTCATTTAAAAGAGCACCTTCATCTTCATAAGAAATTTTGATACCAGAGCATCCTAAATCTTTTAATTTGGATAAAATTTCTTTTAAATTTTCCATATATTTATATTATTAGTATTATTATTTTTTAAATAAATCGGCAATTATTTTTTGTAATGAGATAAAAAAATCATCTGTTTTTTTATAAGTAATTTTTGTATTACCTATATCTTCTAATAATATAAAACAAATGTCATTTCCTCTATTTTTTTTGTCAGATAAAATATGTTTTATAAAAGATGAAAAATTAAATGGAGTATCAAAAAATTGTTTATTAACCATATTTAATATTAAATTATTAATATCTTCATATTTATTATCATAAAACAATTTATTTTTAATGTACATACCAATGAGAACTGCTATGCCGTGCGGGATATAATAATGTGTAGTGGATTCAATTGCGTGGCCTATTGTGTGACCATAATTTAATACTTTTCTTATATGTTTTTCAAATTCATCATGTTCTATTATTAATCTTTTAACTAATGATGCTATTTTAATGATAGATATATAATCTTTTTCATTATATTTTTGTAAAAATAAATTATATGTATTTTTTCCTCCTATTAACGATAATTTTAATGCCTCTCCTATTCCAGATATAATATCATCTTCACTTAAGCTATTTAAAAAATAATTAGAAATATATATATTGTCTGGAGCGATAAACATACCTAAAATATTTTTACTTACCCGATTGATTGATACCTTACTCCCAATACAACTATCTGTCATTGATAATAATGTAGTAGGTACAAAAACCCAATTTATGCCTCTTTTATAAATAGCCGCCGCAAATCCACCTACGTCTTGAGTAATTCCGCCACCAATAACTATTAATTTATTTTTTTTTGTAAAATTTATAGAGTTTAATTTATCTGTAAGTTCTAATACTTTTTCAATATTTTTATTATTTTCAATAGCATCAAAAACCATAATATTATTTAAATAATTAAATGTGTCTGGGTCAAGGTTATACACATTTCTATCAATAAAAATAAAATCATTATCATTATAAATTTCTTTAACAATAGTATTTAAATTTTTATTAATATAATAAACATAATAATTTTTATGTAATGATTTTATACATATTTCGTCTGATAAATCAATATTTCCCTTAAATTCAACATCGTCTACCTTAAATTCCATTTATTATGTATTTAATTAATATTTTTTTAAATTTTTTTAATTGTATTTTTTCATATTAGTAAATCCTAAATCAATTTTAATGGATTGTCCTGTTATACCTGTATTTTCTAATGTTAAAAATTTAATTGTTTTATAAATATCATCTAATGTTATTAGACGACTAAAATGCATATAATTTTTGATATAATTAAATTGTTCTGGTAATAAGGTTTTTTGGGACATCTCATTATCTATAACACCTGGTAATATATTATTTACTAAAATATTTTTTTCAGATAAATCATAAGAAATATTTTTTACTAATCCGGATAAGGCTGCTTTAGAAATTGTATATGATAATTTATTTTCGCGTGTAAGTTCTTCCCATATAGAACTAATGATAACCAATTTAGCATTATTATTTATTTTATCATTTTTAAGCAAAAAATGTAGTGTTAATAAAATAAATTTTACATTAGCATTTATCATTTTATCAAAATTATTTTCATCAAAATTATTTATATTATCGTTAAAATTATATCCTTGTGCCCAAACGATGATGTCAACATTTTGAATATTTAATAAGTTATTGAGATTATTTATATCAACATGTATTAAATTAGTTTGTACTTTATTTAAATCTGTTGTTGTTCCTATACTATTAATATTTTCTATTTGAAAATTATTTAAAATATAACTTCCGATTGAACCACATGCTCCAAATATAATTGCGTTCATTAATAATTTTAATAATAATAATAATTTTAAATATTTTTAAATATTTTTAAATATTTTTAAATATTTTTAAATTTATTTATAATTAAAATTAAAAAATTAATTGTAAATATGTTCTTTATTTTATTTTAAAATATGTAAAAAATATAAATGTTTAGAAAATGATTATATTTTTTTATATTGTAATATTATAATGGACTTTTTTTTCGGTTCCCTATCTAAAACGCATCCAGGCGACAAAGATTTCACTACAAAAAAAGGCGATATGGTTTATCATCGTAAAGGACATTATTTAAAAAAAACACATCGTCCTTATAGTTTCCATAAGGGAACACACTCCAAAACTCGTAAAGGAAGATTAAACTTTACGACAAAAAAAGGAAGTAAAGTGTTCCATCGTAAAGGACATTATGTTCGTAAATCGCGTAAGCCATACAAATAAATTTTTTATAAAAAAATAAGTTAAATTTTATATTTTGGTTTATTTTTTACTAGCAAAAGGTCCACTAATCAATTTACTTTGTCCGTAATCTGTTTTACCAACAACAATATTTTCTCCTTCAAATAATTCCATACAAATATCTGCGGAAGATATAGCTTCTTTTTCTTTTTCCTTTTCTTTTAACGATTGCTCTTGAGTATTGACACCATTAATACCAATTAAATTACCATTTTCATCTATAGTTTGTGTTAATACATTACCAGATTTTTCGGCATTTTTAATATTATCGTCTATAGCCTTTTGTTTTGTTTCTTTAACACGCTGCTCAAATGCGGTTTTAGCATTGGCTTCATTTTTCGTTTTTTCGTGCATCAATTGGTTAAGTTCATCTTCCATATATTCAACACGTCCTGTTTTATATGCTTCAGGATCCCAAGGCATCCATAACCCCACAGGTCCAACAAATACATCATGGTTAGGATCCATTTCTCTTAACATTTTACATCTTATCTCTGCTTCTTCCATAGTAGGATATGAACCTCTTATTTTTAATCCTCTGGTACATGTTTGAAAATTGTGTGCACTAATAAATGTTTTTTCGAGTTCTGCTTCATTATTATCAATAAAAGTTTTATATTCATCATCAATTCTTAAAGTAGTTAAGGCTTCTCTTTCTTCTTTAACAAACTCCTTAAAGTCATTAGACAAATCATCAAATGAGATGTTATATTTGAATGAAACAAAATTAAGAAATTGAACGAATTTTTCCATTGATTTATTAAAATCCCACTTCTTTAGGAATTCTTCAAAAAAGAAAATATCCTTATTTTTCAAAATTTTTTCGGGTGAAACAAAAGAAACACAAACAAATTTTTGGCCAGCTATAGGTTTATCTTCGTCCAACAAATCAACATATTTAGGAGTATTCTTTAAATCACTAGTTTTTTTTTCTTTTCGGCGGTTATTCATTATATAATTCTATTTATTTATTTAATTTTAAGTTTTTTATCGCAAATATATATATTTTTTTCTTATTAATTATTATAATGAATAATTTTATTAATATTGGTGAATTAATAAAAAGAGCCATCAAATACCTCGTTGAAGGTTTAATGGTTGCTATTGCTGCATATGCTATTCCTAAACGTTCTTTAAATATGGAAGAAATCATATTAATTGCCTTAACTGCCGCAGCCACATTTAGTATTCTTGACACATATATTCCATCAATGGGAGTAAGTGCACGTACTGGTGCAGGTGCAGGAATTGGATTCAACTTAGTCGGGTTCCCTGGGGGGCTATAAATGTATTTTTATTAAATATAAATTAAAAAATCTCAAAAAAATAATATAAATCTTAAAAAATCATATAAAACATTCATTTTATATGATCTAAATGGTGGGTATAAATTCCCAGTCTAATTCTTCACAAATTTTTCTCCATATAATATCCTGTTCAATTCTTTTTTCTCTATCTTTTAACATAGGAAAAAGTGGTAAATACTTATCTTCGCCTAATAGTTCGCAAAGTTTATATGCAGTATAGTAATAATTTAAAAAATTAACTCTATCATCAGGGCAAAATTTTGAGTAAGGTGCCTGTAATTCAATAAAAAGATTACAAAGTGTTTCTTCTAATTCAGGAGACATAATAGGAGGTTTAATTCCTAACTTATCTTTAATAAATGGGATATGTTCATAGTATTTATTGTATCCCAATTTTTTTAGAATTTCTTTTGTTTTGCTATTGGTTATTTGTGACAAATCAATACGCTCTTTTTTAATTTGTAATTTAATATTTTCAATAATATCAGGTGGAATTTGAGTAGTTTCTTTTCCTTGAAATTGAGATAAAATTTCTTTAAAATGATTAATTCTTTTATAAGCATAAAAACAAACTTCTTTAGGAGGTTCTTTATAAGAAGGTTTTTCATTCTCAATTAAATAAGATACACTTCTCGAACAATTATTACATATTAGTATTCCTTCATCTTCTAATGGAATTAATTCTCCTTTATGGCAAAATTGACAAATTTCTGTTTGGCAAACAAAGGAATTAATATCAAAAAATATATCATCAATATTGCTTAAGTATTTTTGGACGATATTTTTATTTACATTTTGTGAATTTTTATCAGTATCGTTGTCTTGATTAATTTTAAAAAAATTATTCAATAATGTATTTTTATTTAGAACATTCTGATTTATAGCAATGTTTTTTTTATTTTCAAAATAATCAAAAATATATTTTGAATTATCTAAGAAATATTCTTTTTTTTTGGCTTTTATTTCTTTTATTGATGTATTGATTTCTTTAATACGATCCTGAATATCTAACTTTTGTTCTATAGACAATTCGGTATTTTCAAGCTCTTTTTTTAATTCATTCTTTTCATTTTTTAATTCAGGTAACCTATTATTTTCATCTTTTGAAAATTCATTTAAAAATTCTTTATGTTTGTTGTCAAGAGTAATAGAATTTTTTTTATTACACTTAATTTTTTTGTTAGTTTTTGGTTTAAAAATAGGCATTCTTTTAAATTAAGTTGTATTTTTTTTTTAATTATTAATAAAAATAAAATATATTTTTAATTTTAGAAAAAAAACAAGTTTAAAGGAATTATAAGTTTTCTTTATTTAAAATAATGGATATTAAAATAAATATAGAAACCGATAATTTAAAATTAGATTCAATTAAATTTCAAAAAATGTTATTATTATTTAATACTGTAGAAGATGGTTGGACTATTAAAAAAAAAAATAATACCTATATATTTACAAAAAATCATGAAAATAAAAAGGAAATATTAGATGAATCATATTTATTAAAATTTATGAATGCGAATTTAAATCTTAATAAAATTATGTCTTAAATAAGTGTAGTTATATTTAATAAATATAAAAGGGTTATATAATAAATTTTATTATAATTATTTTTATTACGACAAACGTTTTTATATAAAAAATGTGTAACCCATTATGATAATAAACAAACTAATTTGACTTAAAATATATTTTTAAGTTAAATATTTAATTAAATTAATTGAGTTTTTTAACAAATTTTTTTTCTTTAGCAATAATATAAAATGGGAGGTGGATTAATGCAACTCGTGGCCTATGGTGCCCAAGACGTTTACCTTACTGGTAATCCTCAAATTACTTTTTGGAAAGTTACTTATCGCAGATACACTAACTTTGCAATTGAATCAATTGAACAAACATTTAACGGTCAAGCCGATTTCGGTCGTCGTGTCCAATGTGTCATTAGTAGAAATGGTGATCTTGCTTACCGCACTTATCTCCAAGTGACACTTCCTGAAATCAATCAACTTATGGGTCTTGGAAACTACACAACTGGTGAAAATACTGGTGTTTATGCCCGTTGGTTAGATTTCCCTGGTGAACAACTCATCGCACAAGTTGAAGTTGAAATTGGAGGCCAAAGAATTGACCGCCAATATGGTGACTGGATGCACATCTGGAATCAACTTACTATGACTTCCGAACAAATCCGTGGTTATTTCCAAATGATTGGAAACACAACCCAACTTACATTCATCACTGATCCTTCTTTCTCTGATGTTGAAAGTCCATGCAGTTCATTGGCTCCCCGTCAAGTTTGTGCTCCCCGCAATGCTCTTCCTGAAACAACTCTTTACGTTCCCCTTCAATTTTGGTTCTGTACCAACCCTGGTCTTGCATTACCTCTTATTGCTCTTCAATACCACGAAGTTAAAATCAATTTGGATATCCGTCCTATTGACGAATGCTTGTGGGCTGTTACCACTTTGAACTGCAACACCAATCCTTATAGTGGTGCTGCCGGCCAATACTCTGTTGGTCGTCCAGTCCCTGCCACCATTGCTTACAATCAATCTTTGGTTGCTGCATCTTTGTACGTTGATTACGTATTTTTGGATACTGACGAAAGACGCAGAATGGCCCAAAATCCTCACGAATATTTGATTACTCAATTACAATTCACTGGTGATGAATCTGTCGGTTCTTCTTCAAACAAGATTAAGCTCAACTTTAACCACCCTGTTAAGGAATTGATCTGGGTCGTTCAACCCGATCAAAACGTTGATTACTGCTCTTCTTTGACTTGTGATGCTCTCTTATTCAAGGTCTTGGG